GAGCTTTGTTGAAACCAGAGTTGTGTCCAATCGCAGTAGAGTACTGCGAAGACGCACTACCACCAATAGCAAGGCTGTACGAACCGCTTGCTGTTGAAGAGTAGCCAAGCGCTGTCGTGCCCGAGTTGCTTGCTGTATTGAGGTATCCTGCCGCAAACGAAGCAAAGCCTGAAGCCGTGCTGCCTGGCCCAATACCGACCGAGCGGTCGCCGGTCACGATAGGGCGGGATGCGTTTGCGTCGCTGTTTTCAGAATAGAGAGTCTGGATTGTTTTTCCGGACTGCCAATTAGCCCCATCGCAAACAAGTTGAGTGCCCTCACCGCCACGAAGAATTACGGTTGAAAGGCCATCAATTTTTTCTGTGCCGTCTGGGTCAATTGTTATTGACTGTGCTACTGTTCCTGTATTCCAAATGGTGACGTTAAACCCTGCGCCCAACGTAGCCGCAGCAGTCAACGACACAGTGAACGTGCCGCTGGTGCAGTTGATGATCGTTCCGAGGTCGCCAGCAACTACCGTGTAAGCAGCAGTTTTGTTGCTGATCGTGAGAGCACTACCGCCACCGCCGCCGCTTTGATCTACCCAGTCGTAATCAGCACCAGTCCATGAAAGCACTTGGCCGGTAGTTGCTGTTGATGTGTTCAGGTGGGCATCGACGTCGGCGTTTGTGTAAGCCGCTGGCAGAGTTGTCCAAGTTGTGTCGTAATCCGTGTTGCTGGCTTTCACCAATGCTTGGCCGGTTGTGCCGCCAGCAGCCACGCCTGGGCCGGTAGCTCCAGTTGCACCTGTGGCACCAGTCGCTCCGGTTGCACCCGTAGCGCCAGTTTCGCCCTGAATCCCTTGGATTCCCTGCGGCCCCTGAGGCCCGGTTTCGCCTTGGATGCCCTGCTCGCCTTGAGGTCCGACCAACGACGCCAGCCACTGAGCCTCGGTGCCGACGAATCCGTTTGCGACCGCAACTTCATAAGCCGAGTCGCCGTCCGCACCGGTTGCGCCAGTTGCTCCGGTCGCTCCTGTTTCACCTTGGATTCCCTGAATCCCTTGGATGCCCTGAATTCCTTGCGGGCCTTGCGGGCCTGTCTCGCCTTGGATGCCTTGCGGGCCTTGTGGGCCGACAAGTGAGGCCAGCCATTGCGACTCAGTGCCGACAAATCCATTTTCGACTGCGACCTCATAGGCCGAATCACCATCACGCCAGTCGTTGGCGTCGGCAAGCTGCAATGGGACACAACATGGGGTGGGCCTCAGATTGGCATGATTGGCGGCAATGTCAATTTACAGATCGGCCAAGAAACCCTGATTTACGTCTACAACGGCACTGGAACGACCATCACTGAGCGCCAAATGGTTTACGTTGACGGGTCGCAGGGTCAGCGCCTGAAGGTGGCATTGGCCGTGGCATCGTCTGACTCAACATCTGCGGCAATTCTTGGCATGGCGACTGAGAACATCGCAAACGGCCAATCTGGCTTTGTGACGACACAAGGCATGGTCAACAACATCAGCACGACAGGCTTTGCCGATGGTGACGTGGTTTGGCTTTCACCAACAACGCCCGGCGGCATCACAAACGTCAAACCAACAGCGCCCAATCATTTGGTCATGTGCGGATATGTCGTTAAAGGTGGAGTTTCTGGCGGTGGTTCGATTTACATTCAGACCCAGAACGGCTACGAACTGGACGAGTTGCACGATGTCAGGGTGACGTCAGTTGCCGCAAAGCAGATTTTGAAACGCAATGATGCGAACACATACTGGGAAAATTCCAGCGTTTTGCCATTGCCAAACACGACAGCGCCCGCAACGCCAACGGGTGGCGGTGTTTTGTACGTTGACGCTGGAGCCTTGAAATACAAAGGCTCAAGCGGCACGGTCACTGTGATCGCTCCAGCATAAGGGGAAAACATGGCAGCAGAATACGACATCACCATTCGGCAGGGTTCGACATTCCTGCAAGACCTTGTCTGGAAAGATTCCGAAGGCGTGCGCGTTGACCTGACCGGATACACCGCACGGATGCAGATTCGCCAAGGCGTTTGCAATCCTGACGTGATCGTTGAACTGACAACCGAAAACGACCGGATCACGCTTGGCGGCGTGTTTGGCACGATTGTCTTGGAGATCGACGCAGACACCACCGCAGCCATCACTGCCGGATGCGGCGTTTACGACTTGGAGCTTGAATCATCCAGCGGCTTTGTCACGGCTATTCTGTACGGCGCAGTGACGTTTGAGCGCGAGGTGACGCGATGACAGACCAAGTGGTTATCACTGAGGATGGGACTGTTGTTGTCACGGAACAGGTGACGCAGACCATTGAGATCATTGGCGCTGGCCCTCAAGGTCCTCAAGGGCCGCAGGGTGAAACTGGAGCCACTGGCCCACAAGGCGCAACAGGTGCAACTGGCCCCCAGGGGCCACAAGGAATCCAAGGCGCAACCGGTGCAACAGGGCCAAAGGGCGACACCGGGGATCAAGGGCCGCAGGGAATCCAAGGCATCCAAGGAATTCAGGGGGCCACCGGTGCAACTGGCGCTACGGGCGCAACCGGTGCAACTGGCGCTGCATGATGATGACAATCGGCGTTTCTGGGCTGTTTTTACGGCTTTCCATGGTCGTGGAAAACCAGTCAATGACGTTTTGCCGCATCACTGTGCTGTTTGCCTCTCCAGCCTTGTGCGGATCGTCGATCAGGATTGCACCTCCAAAGCTCGCACGCATCTTGCCTGCGCCATAGCCAGTGATCGTGCCATCGTTGCCGGTGGCGTACACCACGCCGCCCTGTTCTGTCCTGAATTCGTCCTTGGCGTTGGAGTCAGTGCGCATTTGAGGTGGCCCAAAAATCTCGCCAAAAGCCTCATGCTTCATCACTGCGCGGGCGTTGAATGTGTTGTTTGTCGCCAGGCGCTTGGAGTAGCTGGCGTGGATAAACTCGCAATCTGGCCAATTGCCCATGCACCAGGCGATGAAGTTGATAACGGCAATCTCTGTTTTTCCTGATCTAGGCGGCACGTTGATGATTAGGCGCTTGGATTTTCCCAAGACCACGCGCTCAAGTGCGTTGCAAATTGCAGCTTGGTGCCAATTTTCCTTCAATGCCATACCTTTTCTGGCCTTGAACATGGCTTTTGTGAATGTCAGCAGGTCGCTCCTGCAATCTGCAATCTGCTCTGGCGTCATTCTGAGTGTTTGCGGGAAAGCGCAGCCAAAACGGCATCTCCAAGAATCGCGCCAGATATTGACCCGTCGCTATTTGTCACATCGACTTTTTTGGGGGCGTTGAATCCGTGCATGGCATTTAGCTCTTTAACGGCTGAAACCTTCACAGCCCCATTGCCCTCTTGGTACGCTTCCAAAAGCGCCTGAACGCTCATTTCTCGCGTCCAAAGGGCCTTTTGTGTCAGCTTCTCGCGCAGCTCGGCCACCCTAAGTGAAACCTCTGGCTTTGCCATGATCTTGCTGGCCGCATCATGGATTGTCGGCTGTTTGGTTTCTGGCTTGACATTGAAGGCCGTGCGGTATGCGTCAGCCTGGGTCATCCCATCGGCAATGCACTGAGCGAACTTCTCCTGTTTCGGCGTCAAACTCATATTCTTTCCTTGTTCTGGCCCGTTCCCAAATTAACACCTTACAACTTACGGCTTTCCGGTGATTGACCTCGCAGCGTCATGAGTTCTCTTGCGGGTAGCGCTGGTCTGGCATTTGGGCTTTTTGACGAGTGGGCGGCCTCATCTGAAAGTTGGAAAGCCCCGCCAATCTATCGGCATTTTATAGGTTAATCCTTTGGGTGTGGACAATTATCAGGCGGCACGATCACGCACCAGACCGACTCAAACTGACCTCTAGCTCCTGGGTTGTTCGCCCATCTGTCGATGTAAGCGTCTGGCATTGACTGGAGGCTCTTATAAACGACAGTCTGGCTCGCGCCGATGTATTCGGAAATACTGCGGGCAGTCATGCCATCGTCAAATTTCCGCAAAAGCAGACGGATTTCAGGATGGCGTGATTTGCTCATGGCTGTATTCTTACAGAATTGGCCATTTGTTTTAAATTTTCACGGTAGGCGTCTTGCTTTTCAATTTCCTCAATGGCGCGTTTGCAGTAAATCGCAGCGTCTAAAAGCTCCTCATACTGATGTTGCATCCATTCTTTGAGGCTTAGTTGGTTCTGCTCAATGCTGATGCCGTACTTTTTCAGGCCAAGCTGCTGGCGCTTTACGATGTCTTGACAGACTCTGGCTTCTGTTCCTTGGGCTGTCATGCTGCACCGCCGTTCTTCTCGCGCAGCTTGGTTCTCATATTCGGCTGCGTGTTCAATGCCCAGTGCCCCGTCAGTTTGCTGTTAAAGCACAGGATGAAATTGACTCCTTGACCGCGATACGTTCGCACGAAACTAAAACCTTGCGTTCCGGGTCTTGGGTAGTACCGAGACTTCGTTACTCCCCAACGCCAAGTAAGCGACCACGGCCAATGCCAAGATAAAACATTAACGCTATCGGTCGGCGTGCCGTTTGAGTGCATGCGCTGCCAAACTGTAAGAGGCCCAAATTTCATTTGCTTTCTCCTAAGTTCTTCTCGCGCAGCTTGGCTTCAATCACTGCATAAAAATCTGGAGCCAAATCACCATCTCTGATTTCATCCCAGCTTTCCATGATCTCTTCATAAGTCAGCCCAACCCATTGCCGCTGTGCTGTTAGTCGCTTACGTTCTTGCTCAAGTTCATCCGCATATCTCCACCCTTCAAGTTCAGACCTTTTTAAATCTTGCAGTTCTTCCTGCGTAATTGCTGCTGGTGGAGTAGCCACGCTGGGTGGGGTGGTGTAGCGTTTTGCGGCCTCGGCCATTTCCTTGTGCGTCAAAACTCGCGCCACAGGCTCCTGCTTCTCAGCGGCCTCGATGGCGGTGCGGAGGGCGGTCATGGCTGTTCGGGCAGGTTGAGTTGTAAAGCTGTCTGGCTCATACCGACCTTCTCGTGTGTCATCCACCAGATCAGCCAACTCTTCCAACGCCTCCAACGCCCGCTTCATTGCTTCAATGCGGTTCATTTGGTTTCTCCTCTTGCTCGGATGGCTGCGGCGTAATCCATGCCTTGATGTATTCCACCAGTGACAAACTCGTCCTCACCCCATTCGCTGAAGCCGCGCTTGCCTCGGCCCACCCAAACTTGATGTGTTTCACAAAACTTTGCACACGCCTCACGCTCGGCCTTAACAGCTTTGGCAATCAACTCATCCCAGCGCAGGCTCCGGCTCTCACGCTCGTCAGCACGGACAAGGGCTTCAAAGGCTTTAAGCTGTTCAGGATTGAATGTGTAAGTCGTGCGGTCTGGATAGTGTCTGTTTGTGTAGGCCGTAGCCTTTACCTCACGGGCCATTTCTATCGTATCTCTCATGCTGTCACCTGCGCCATTTGCCAGCCAAGCTGAAAGTAATTCCAGCGAACGGCAAGGCTTGGATTGGCGTACTTGCCCTTGATCAGGCTGAAGTCTGTGTGGCCTTTGGCCCGCATGATGGCTTCAAATACTCGCTGTGATTGGCTCATTTCAGACTCCTAATTGTTTCAGTGCAGCCTGCAAACCAGCCAAGCCGCCCACGCGCTGGCCACCAATGAAAATCTGGGGCATCTGTCGCGCCTCTGGGTAGAGCATGTTCAGGCTCTCAAACCACAGGGGCACTTCGATGTCGCGCTCTTCATACTCCAGCCCCTTGGACTTCAGCAGGTTCTTCGCTGCCACGCAGTTGGGGCACGCGCTCTTGGTGTAAATGGTGATTTGCATAATTGTTCCTTAAATAACGCAGTGACTATGTAATTCACGCTTTGCTTTTAAATATGCTTCATGCGCTTGCTCTGGTGTTTTAAAGTAGCCGATAGACACTGGTTTGCCGTCAACTTGAATTTGCGCTTTCCATGTCTTTGTTCTCCACCAATAAATTACGCCAAGAAAGCCGGATTTGTTGTTGGACTGAGGCTTTCGTTTGTTTTGACTGTTTTGCGATCTGTTAGCAAGGCGCAGATTGCATAGCCTGTTGTCATCGGTTTTTCCGTTGATGTGGTCTACTTCAGCAGAAGGCCATTCACCATGTGTATATAGCCATGCAAGACGATGTGCCAAATATAACTTTCTGTTAACACCGACTTGAACGTAGCTTCGCCCGTTTAAAGTTCCAGCTTGACGCCAAGGGAGTTTTCCAAGCAAACCAAATCTCCAACGAAAAACACCAGTTGCGGGGTCGTAGTGCAAAACAGACTTCAAAGATTCTTGGTTCATGTGTTCTTCTCCTTGAGTTTGGCTTGGTAAAACTTCACGAGGTTCATCACCCCGCGCTTGCCGTCTGGTTGTCCGCGCACGAACCATTTGCCCGTGCCGGGCCAGAAGTCTATGAACCCATCGCCACACTTGACGATGAGATGTGCGCCACTGTTGTGGCTTGTGAACTCAATGCCGAACGTGCGCAGGGTCTGTGCGCTGTTCGCCCGGTTACTTGCGCGTTTGGCTTTGCTGCGCTCAGCGTAGCCTTCCCACACTTCCGCCATGTCACCCATGATTTTCCCCCTCAAAACGGCGCATCAGGCATTTGCTGGCGCTGTTGCTGGTTGTATTGCTTGATTTGCTTTGCAGTCCACGGCACAGCGCCTGTGGCTGGTGGAAAAGGCCAGTTCATGCGCCAATCCCCCGCGACTTGATTTGCATGGCATCCATCGCGCCAGGGCGAACCGGCACAAATTCCTTGAATACCATCGGCTCGTAGATAAATTGCTTTTGGATTGTGATCTTCCCAATCCTTGCCAGGCCTTCATTTGTCAGCCGGTATTGGCGAAGCTCGCGGGCTTTCTTTGGCAGGCCAACGATCATGCCTTGCTGCTGCATATAGTTCACGATTCGATGCAATCCTGCCATTCCAAGCAAGCGCTCCAAAGCCAAATAGTCTTGCGGGCCGTTGAGGTGAAGTGCGTTCAAAATCGCTGCGTGTTTTACGTTTGTCATTGCTCTCTAGCCTCCAGCATTGCGTCTGCAACTGAATACGCGTTTACAGCCACCATCAAATCAGTCATTGGATATTGGCTTTTTAAAATCCACGCCTGCACTGTTGCCTGCATCGCATTGGCCGCAAAGTAATCGCGCAGGGTCATGCCTTTGAATGCCGCTGCATGACCTGAGCCAGTATCTGGAAATACTGGAAACGCTGGCCCGCCTGTGTTTGTATTGTTCATTGGTTGTTCCCGTTATGGCCGCAATCGGCGCATGGTTGTTCTGTGTCTTCGCCGTGGCGGTGTTTGCACCAGCAGCACGGGGCGTTGAATGTCGATCCTTCTGGCTCGAAATGATCGTTTTTGACGATTGGAATCCAGACTGGTTGATTCATTTGTCCTCTCCAGTGGCTTTGGCGATGGCGGCGCGTTCTTTAAACCGGCGCGGGAAGAAATCGCAGTACGTGTCGGTCGGCGTGTGCGCGTAAAAAGAGGCGCAGTGGCGAAAATTGATGCAGTCGCCGCAGGTTTTGCCTTCCGGGAGTTCCATGCAGGTCTTTTCGTTGCAGGCCTTGTCGGCGCAGCATCCGTGTGTGTGCTTGCTCATGCTGCACCTCGCACTTCGTCAATGATTGCGCGAATGGCCGCTACTTTGTCGCTTTTGATGCCGTACAAATGCTCTGCCAATGGCAGCAAGTCCATCACGGCTTGGTAGAGGTCTTTTGATGCAGCAATCAGGCGGGCGTCGGCTTCGTTTGTCTCTGGAAAGTGCCCAAGAGTTGATGCAACCTGCAAACAATCACCTTCTTGGCAAATGTCAATCCATCCAGCGCCTGATGCCTTGCCAACTGTCCACTTTCCTGGTGTGAACATGGCTGGCCTCACTTGGAAAGGTGAACAAACAGCAGCGCGGCCAAGCCAACGCCGATTGCGACTGCCAACAAAACGCCCATCGCAGCTTCTGCGCGGCTGTTGGTTTTTTGAGCTTGGCGCTCATAGTGCCATTGATGTTTCATGTCTGACTTTCGGTTGTGGCCGCAAGATGTTTGCGGCCTGATTGGAATTGTAATCTAATAATTTGCGCTTGTGCAAAATTATTTTTGCAGTTCTTGCATAGCCTTCACCAAGTCGCTGTCGATGCCTTTGAACACGCCGGACTTGTCTGCGGAAAGCTCTTTGGCGTATTCCCAAGCCCAAGCCTTCCATTCTGGCTTTTGGGCGATCCTGACCAGCTTTTCAAGTTGCAGCTTGTAGGCGAGTTGGTAGTCCATCATGCCTCCGCTTTTGCGATGGCCACATTGATTCGGTCAACAATGCCAATCGGCACTTCGTACTCGCTCCAGTATGCGGCGCTTTCTTGAAGTTCTTTAAGTACGGCCAGAAGTTCATCGCGCTCGGCCTTAATGGCATTGAAGTGGTCAATGCAGTCGATGTTAGCGGCGTGCAGGCGGCGCAGTTCGGCTGCCGCATACCCACAATCTGGGCTTCTGAATCTTTCAATCAAATCAGCCAGGCGCAAGGCTTCGGGTTTGTCGCTCATGCTTTCCTCCACACATTCTTAGGTGAGCAGTGGCAGGTCACCGATTCTTGGCGCTTGTAGCCAATGCTGCGGATCACGTTGGCCTTGCTTGCGGCCATGAAAACTCCACCCCATGCGCGGGCGTCTGGCGGCTTTGGCATACCGCATGACTCAGCCCAAACCCTGACCTGCTCGGCCATGAATGTCTTGCCTGGGTTTTGCTTCATGAACAAAAGCATCATCACGCTAGCCTTATCGAACCAGTCTCCGTGAATGCGCTCGGCGTGATTGACTGCGCGGGTTATTCCGGTGTCTCGGCGTTTTTCAGCTTGTTTCATTATTGCCTCATCATGTCTTGTAATGCGGATAGTTTGGGAAAAATAGCGGGTACGCGTCACTTGATTCGCGGTATTGCTGGCTGTCCATGTCAAACCACAAATTGATCTGCGGCTCTCCATCGCTTGAGCCTTCATAGTTGCGCTGCTTCCTGACGAAAAGCACCTGGTCAGGCTCTTGGCCTTTTTCGCCACCTTTGCCAGACCGGATTGCGATCTCCTTAGATTTGTTCCTGAAGACCAAAATAATGTTGTCCACCTGGTCGGCAATCGCTCCAGACCCTTTTAAGTCGTTCTTGTCTGGCAATTCCGTTTCCTTGCTTGGCTTTTTCAGGTGATGCACGATGTGGACGTGAATCTGGTTGTCGCGGGCAATGCTTGTCATTTCATCAACAAAAGCCTTCTGCCCGTTGTAGTCGTCCTCGCCACTGACCACCTTTGCCAAGTTGTCCACAAAAACGTGCTGAAGGCCAAGCTCGACGGCGCAATATCTGACCATGCCAATGACCAACTCCCTGTCTGCCGTTCCTTGCTGGTCGTAAATCCAAAGCCGCCGGTCAACCCAGCCGCCAAACTCGTCATAAAGCTCGTCAATTGCTTGGATACCATCCCTGCCTTGGAACTCTGGAGAAAATGGATTCATGCCCGCATACATTCGCGCCATGCGCTGAATTGTCATGTGCGGCTTCATCTCAAAACTGGCAATGCACAATTTTTGCTCTTGGCCGATCAGTGAAAGCGCCACCATGCTGGTGACAAGGCTCTTGCCGTGGCCGTTCTGACCAGCCCAGACAGTGACCTCACCTGGCCGGAAATCAAAATTGTCTCGGGTCTTCGGCCATGGCAAAAAAACCTTCTTCTCGTTTTGCTTGATGCGCAGTCTGTCTTTGAGCGTTTGCGTGTAGTCGGCGGCGTTCTTCACGTTCGCCTTTGCATCCGACTCTTTCAGGTACTGCCTGAAATCAATCGAATCTGACGTGATGATTGTTGTCAATCTGGCCTCCAAAATCTTTAAAAAACAACTGGCTTTTTGATGCCGTCTTTGAATACGGGTCTTGCTGTGGCGATGGGTAGCTGCTCGCGGCCACGATAGACGCGCCCATGGCGATACATTTTTCTAGCAACTGATCGGCTCTCGCTTCGCTGTTGCTTTCAATGAAAACAACCATGCCGATCACAAAGCGCAAATCAAGGTCAACTACCGCCTCACCGTGAACACATACCCTTGGCAAGTCGCCGTATTTTGTCCAGTCGGTGTCGAACGGATAATCGTAGATTGCCACACTTGCTGGCTTCTTGCTTGCCATCCTCATTTTGATGAGGTCGATGTGTCCCTTCATATTCCACCTGTCAGCAAGGATGGCTGAGGCGTTGCCTGAACCTTGGCATTTCGACACCAGTTGCGCCAAGTGGCCTCCCAATCCAGCTTGGCGGCGTTTCGCCCACTTGTCGCCACCCAGTAGTCTCGAAACTTCTCGGCCTCAAGTCTGACCGTTGCTGTCTCCCAGCCCATTGTCTCCAGCGTCCACTCTCCCCATGCTTTTGGCAGTTGCCAATCAGGCGAAAGCCTTTTTCCTTTGGCCTTGCCGACAGGCGGGGCGTCAACAACTGGTGTTGGTGTTGGTGTTGGTGTTGGTGTTGGTAGCTCAACATTCGTTGAGCGGACGTTGAACGACCGTTCAGCGTTCGCTTTGCGTGCGTTCACAGATGCTTGAGCGGACGCTTTAGCCTTAGCCTGTTTGTCCTGCATTTTCTCAATTTCTTGATCGCATCGAGTGTGCCTCCAGCCATCTTCGCAAAGCTGAAAAAACTCATTCAAGACATCGCGCACAGTGGCCGCATGGTCGCGCATTCTAATGATTCTGGCGACTTCACTGGCATCTTTTGGAAGCGGGCCTTCACGCAGGTAGTAGGCATCCAGGCATCGGCGGTAGGCCAAATCCTCAAGCAAGTCGAGATGACCGGTATGAGCGGAATAGTCGCCCAAATGAAATGGAAAGTAATTCACGGGGTGTTACCTTTTTCGCACCTTTGAAGAAACGTGGGCAGGGGAAGGTGTAACCCTTTTCGGTCGGGGGATCAGTCCCGGCCTAGCCTCGTTTCAATCTATTTTACATCAAGCGAACAATCCTTGCTGCTCTTTTGATGCGTCCGTGATGTTTAAGCAGGCCAGCTCAAAGTATTGCGGCTTAAGCTCAGTGCCAACAAACTTGCGCCCCATCTTGATGGCTGTATAGCCCTCAGATCCAATGCCGGTGAATGGACTAAAAACCACATCGCCTTTGTTTGTCCAAAGGTGGATGCAGCGCTCAATCACGTCCAGCTGCAAAGGGCACATATGCTTCTCGTCGTTCTCGTCACGGGCAGGCATTTTGTTCAGCGTGCGGCCTTGGTCGATGTCATCCCAGATCGGGCTGGCATACTTTTGCCACAGGTGGACGGGCAGGTCATCGCCGTGCGTGACGCGCTCCTTAATCTCTCCAGGCTTGCGCATGGTCACGACGTAATCAGGCAAACCCATGCGGCTCATGGTGCTGTTTTCTCGGATTGTCTTGTGCAGCAGGCCAAGCGCCTTTGTGCGCTGCATGGCGACAACTGGGTCTTTCCAAATGCAGACCTCTGAGTGATAGATGAATCCAGCATCTTGGAACGCGCGGATCAAATCTCCACGGAAATCACGCAGGCCGATAAAGCCCTGGCGCATCTTTGTTGTCGGCAAGTTCATGCAATGGAATGACACATTGCGGCCAGGCTTCATAACACGGAAAAGCTCAGAGATCAGGAACTTCAACTGCTCGACAAATTCCTGATCGTTTTTGCAGTTGCCCATGTCGTGATCGCTGTTTGAGTAAACAAACAGATCGGCGAATGGCGGCGAGAAAACAGAATAGTCCACGCTGTTGTCTTCCATGCGGCGTGACCATTTGACGCAGTCGCCCAAATGAACCGTAAAGCCATCGCCATTGAATGTGTCTTCGCGGTATTCGTCCACGATGTTTTCTTGTCCTGCGAGTTCTTTGTTCATAATGTCTTTCATGTGTTCGATCATGTTTGCGCTCATCTCGTGATGTTGCACTTCTTTGCGTTTAAGGTTTGCCAGAATCTGGCCTTCGTTTTCTGCGGTGAACATATGCACCTGCACATTGCGCTTTTGTCCGAATCGGTAGCACCGGCGAACGGCCTGGTAGAACTTTTCAAATGAGTCGTCTAGGCCGACAAATGCCATGCGCGCGCAGTGCTGCCAATTTAGGCCATACCCTGCTATTTTTGCCTTGCTAATCATGACTCGAATGTCACCATGCGCAAATGAGAGCAAGTTTTTTGCTTTTGATTCTGGCGAGTCAGACCCCTGAACATTCACAGAATCGTCTATCAGCTGCTTGAGCAATTCAGCTTCATCATTCAAGTGACACCAAATAATCCAAGGCTCTGATTTATCGGCATTGACAACATCCGCCAATGCGCGGCATCGCGCCTCAATGCTATCTCGCTGGGCCTTTCTTCGCTCGGTCATGGTCATGGCTGGGCGCGAGAACAAATCGCCTTCAATGGACTCAGTCTGAATAACGTGCTCAAAATACTCAAGTGGCGGCAACTCATACCTTGCGCCATCAAATCCCAAATCAGATGGATTGCGCAGCACCACGGCCCATGATCCCATCCATTCCCAGAACTTTGACGCACCCCATCCCTTGAGTCGCCATGTTCCAGTGTCTCCGGTGTCGTTGACAAAGTAAGTCGCCAGCATCTCGGTGCGAGTCATGACGCCCAAGAACTCGCATTGGTTGCCAAGCTCCTCAAAATCATTGGGCGATGGCGTGGCAGTGCAACTCAGTCGATACGGAACGCCCTGGGCCGATGTGATGATGTGCTGGCGCGTTTTGCCATCGTGAGCCTTCAGGATGGATGATTCATCCAGCACCAGGCCATGCAACTCAGTGAAGTCGATGGCATCCATGCGCTCGTAGTTTGTGATCCAGACGCCGGGCGAATCAATCACGCCAGAATGAGGCACGCGCTTGACCTCAATGCCAAACGTGGAGCCTTGCTCAATTGTCTGCTCAGACACGGCAAGCGGGGCCAGCACCAGCACCGATCCACCTGTATGGCTTGCCACCTCATCGGCCCATGAAAGCTGCATCAGCGTCTTGCCAAGTCCTGTATCGGCGAAAATGGCTGCGCGGCCACGGCGAACGGCCCAGCTAACAATAGCGTGCTGAAAGTCAAACAAATGCTCGTTCAGGTCGCCAGGTTGATGGCCTGTCGCCACTTCTTTTCGGCGCTTGGCCGCTACAAAATCCTCATATTCCACTTCTGACTCTCCAAAAAGAAAACCCATGAAAGCCGATGGGACTAGCATCGAACATTCATGGGTCAGCCAATGAAGGCTTAGATGTATCTGCACCTAGTCCGTGCAACATCTAAGCCATCAAGTTGATATCTTACCCGATCAAAAACATCGGTTCAAGATTTATTTTTACCATCCCCCCAACATCGCCAGCAAATGAAAAGCTCATTGTCCACTTGCTGTCGTCAACGCCGCTGATCTCGGCCACAGCGTCGATGGCTTGCTTGATCCTAGCGATGCAGTTGTCCAGGTCAATCCTGCGCTTTGATGGCGGGTAAAACGTGATTGTGGCGTGCAGGCGTGGCGCGTCAATGCGAGTTAGGCCTTGCTGCTTTGCGGTGATGTAGCAGGCTTGGCGGTAGGCTTTGGCTGCACGGGCTTTGATGGCCCAATGTTTGCGCGCATTGGGGCTTAGGTCTGGCGATGGCCATGGCAAGGTCAGTTCAATCATTGAATTCCTTTTGGTCGGCAAATAGATCGCCCTGGCCATTGCTTTCAGCTTTGATCGGCTTGATAAATTTCAGCCGACTATTGCGCCACGACTTAGGCATAAGTCCAGCCTTGGCCGCGCACCTCGGGCCGATGGCTTCGCGGCCAATCATGACGAATGGCCTTGTAGGTCGGCCACAAAGTGCGCAGATGGGTTTCATTCGTCGTCGCACTCGCAATTGAAGCTGGTGCGCGCCGCATCGACCGCTTCCAATGTGAACGTAATGTCCTCGCCTTCCGAAAAGATCAAGGGCAGGTCGTTGACTTCCCACGTCCAAACCATGCGCGCGTCCAATGGGTCGGTCGACCCGAAGTTGTCGGCGTAGGGCAGGTACGTAACCTTAGCGTCCGCGCCGGCTAAAGTGACTTCGTCTTCCGGGGGGCCTTCGCCGCCGGCTGGGGTGAACGTTAGGCTGGTGACCGAAAACGCACTGGGGTAATCGAACATGGATGCGGGGCGCCCTTGTGCCACCATGTTCAGGTAAACTTTTTCGTTCTCCGTATCGAACGTCACGTATATGCCGAGCACCGTCATGAACGATTCGATGTCGGACTGATCCCAGCTTATGACGCCGAAACTGGTCGGCTCGTCGTAATTCTGCGTGGCGCCAATGGAGTCACCGTCGTACGACAGGGCCGAAGTTATATCGAATTGCGCCACTACTTAACTCCAGGTTGGCAGGCCGCGAAGGACTCGAACCTCCACCAACGGGTTTGGAGTCCGTTGCTCTGCCAGTTGAGCTAGCAGCCTACAAAAAGAGGGCCGGCCTTGTGAGCCGGCCCTACAGCGTCCGTTATCGGACGACCACACCACTCTTTACGCCAGCGGATCGTTTTCTAGTTCCGTGGCTTCCGCTTTCTTGTCCTCGACCTGCCCGTGTCTACGACCCCGACGGTCTCGGCCACGA